AATCCAGATGGGAGTACAGCTTTTCCTAAATCAAAACGTATAAGTCCATTAGAACAAGAATTATTAGATAGTGTATGATAACAGACCAATATTATATATTAACGCCGATATGGTTAAATTACTTGACGTTTATCGTATAACATGGTTTCACTTACTGGCAGTATAGGTTCAAGTTTAGGTTCAACACTTACTTCATTATTACCAATTGCAGCAATTGGTTTAGGTGCATATTTACTTATAAAAAATTCACGTTTTATCGGAGAAAGTATCGGCTCTTTTGCAGGAAGTGGATTACAAAATTTAACTTCTGGTTTGACTAGTGGTTTTGGTAATATTCCTTCTCTTGGCATGGATTCAAATCCTGCAAACAATCCCATATTAGTTGCAGGTGCAAGATTAGAAGAAGCAGCAACATTAGACCCTAATTTGGCAGCAGATAGATTCGTTGACCCTGCAGGGAAATATGACCCTTTCAGCGTTACACCAATTCCAGAACCATTTGATCAAGGTATGAAACCTGAAACCCGTACTCCAATTATTACAAGACTTCCAACTATAGAAAATTTTCCAACAGTTTATGCAAGTCCTCCAACAAAACAAGGGGGTTTTGTATTGGGAAATCCTAATGCACCATACATTGGTGCAGTACCCCCTCAACCACAAACACCACAACAACAACAAGACATAGTTAATCAAAATCCATTAAGTTATATTGCAACAAATAACAGAGGATTAAATTCTACAAGGAGTACAAGATATGGCTAGTGCAAAACAATTAGCAGCAAGAAGAAAGTTTTCTAGGATAATGAAATCAGGCGGATTTAAAAAAAGAAAGTCTTCTACAAAAAAAGGACAAGTTCGAAAAACAGCAAGGCGCGCTTATACTACTAAACGAAAAACGACAACAACTAGACGAAAAACAACAACTACTAATAGAAGAGCACCAAGGAAGAGTATGGTTAAACGTAGAACAACTATTCGTAGAAGAACATCTTCAATGGGTAGAGGTATTGGTTCTAGTTTGAAAACAGGTGTAATCGGTGACGTAGTAAAAGGAATCGGCGCAGGCAGTTTAGTATCTTTAGTTATGAGTAGGGTCGCCCCTGATAGCTCAGTAACTCCGATAGCAGCAACTGGCGCAGCTTTCCTCACTGGAGGAATCGTAGGTGGCGCTGCTAACTTAATTCTAACAGGTGGGTTATCCCAACTTGGTGGAATGTTTGGCGGTGCATCAGCACCATTAGAGGAGGCAGGCGTTTAAGTTGGCATTGCCAGTTCAGAGAACCTATTTAGGAACTCCAGTCGCTTTACAAGCTCCCGTTTTCATGGTAGATCAACAAACCTTACAAAATAACTTCTTAACCTTAACACCAAATGTCTTACAAGACATAGTTAACAATCCAGACCCAGCAGGTGCATTACAGTATAACTTCACTCTCGTGAAGAACGGTAATGCCACAAGTGTCAGGGCATTTTCAAATGCCATCTCACCATTAACTGCAGGGCGTGTTCCAGTCGGTCCCGTTTCAATGAGTTCTGGGTCGTATCAGTGGCAGTGTACTCAGGTGGGCGCAGGTGCTGCAACACCAACAACAATACTTGTAAGATATGGCAGTCCGTTAAACTAGGAGTTTACAATTTCTTATGCCTTTTTCTAATTCGATAGTAAACAATTTTGCCATAAATTCTGGTAATACCCCTCTACTTTATCCAGTAAGAATAATTGTCCCTGCTGCACCATTACTCACTAACTTTGGTATTTCTTTTCCTGATCAATTTCTTGGTAGAGCTATAAGTCTCAAAATTACAAACAATGATGGTGCCAATGCTTGCTTTTATGATTACAATCTTAATGGACAATTCCAAAGTTTAGCGGCATCTTCTTTTGATACCCTGGATAATACCGTTGTAAACTATCTAACTATTCAATCAGGTGTTGCAGGAACCGTTCTTGTTGAAGCACAAGTGTTACCTGCAACCAGGACAGAGGTTCCAATTGAGGTAATGGTCTAATGTTAGGCAAAGGCTGTTTTTACAGTTTTGGTGGTGGCGGTGGAAGCGGTGGGACAAATGCCCATACCCATAATTCTGGACTCGCTAATGACGGCGGTAGTCTTTCTACAGTTTTAACACAAATAGATGATGCTCCATTATACAGTAGAATCGTGGTCGGTGCATAAGATGAAAGAAAAAAAGAAAGAAAAAGAAATTCTTGTTATTCATAATAAAAATGAAAATCCATTATACAAAAAAATTCCATGTAAATGTGATAAATCAGATATTGAAAAATCTTATCCATTAATCGAATGTATTCATTGTCAATGCGAACAAGCTGATTTATCTATCCCTAAAATACCATTTACAATAAACAGACCAATAAATGATAAGAATGGAAATTGGAAAGAAGATAATTATGTTAAGATAACCGAAATTACTTTAACTAATTGCTCAAAGTATGGCTCTTGCCTTGGTTGGAGTTTTTAATATGGCTGCTGGAGATGTTGTAAATGGTATTAGTGCAGCAGCTACTCAATACGATTTTCAACCTGCGATAAATGTGGAAATAGTGGTTATGTGTGCTGGTGTTTATTCTACTTGGTGTAAATTTACCAATGGAGTTTTAGAAAGTAATATCGCTAGTTTTAACAACCAAGGAGGGGCACAGAATTTAGCTCCAAAAATGCCAATTAACAATACATTGTATCTAAGATTATCAGCAGGGAGTGCAGGTCAGCCTGGTGGATGGTCTGGTATTCAAATTAAATAAAAAAATCCACTACTAGAGTGGAAATAAAGGGGTTTAATCCCAGTCAAATAGGATTTTACAGTTACTACAGCGGGTCTGTTTGTCTCTAATTGGTTCTTGGCATTGTCCACACAGCCAGACTGAATACTTATCTTTCATTTTTGAATCCCTCTCTAAACAAGACTTGTAAATAATCTTGTCTGGTTTGGTGCCCTAGATACCAATGATTTATCATGTGGTCTTCTAGTAAATGACGGGAAAGGGCTTCACTTGTCTCGTCTTCTTCATGTAGTTTTTTCAGTTTGGTTAAAACTGTCAATCTTTCGAATCTTTCTTTTTGGCTTCCCATATTATACACAGACACACATACAGGTTAAAAACATGACTTAACTTTCCCCAACAACTTAGTCTAACATTTTACGTTGTTGGGGTGCCCCAACCCCGAGATGCAATTCCCCGCAGATTGCCTTTCCCTTTTGAGGATAGATAAAGATAAGATAGTCACAAAGATAAACATAGTGGTTAGCTAGCGTATTTTGGGTTTTTTTGGGTATATTTGGGATAGGGGATGCAAGGGGAAAGGGTTTTAACAGTATGTATGGTATGAATAGTATGGTTAAAGATGGGTATTGGACAATTAAAGCACAAGAATATAATGATAATGAGGAAATTGACGAAATAAATAATAGATGTTTAACATTTATTCCATATAATTCTATTAAATCCATATATGATGTTGAGAATTCATATCAACAAATAGACCCAGTAGCTGAACAATTACAAAACTTACAAGATGACCGAAGAAGAATTAAACTTGACAACTATTTCAAAAGAACAAAACTAAAAGGGTATGTTTAATGATTGAATATATTTTAATTTTAATTGCTGCAGTTGCAGCAGGTATTAGTGGAATTATAATATCAAAAAATATCTATGGAAATAATATCATACATGGAAAGATAAAAAATAGATACGATACTTACATTACTACTTTAGAAGTTGATAACAAGAAACTACAAGGCAAATTAAATAAAATGAAGGAAAATATTACAATTGAAAAAGCAGACTTTGACGAATCAAATCCTTTAGGGTCAATAGGGTCTTTAATTTCACAATTTGCACCAATGCTGCCAAAAAACATTCAGCCATTATTACAAAGTCCCCAGGCCATGGGATTTATTGAAAAGATGGTTAAAGATAATCCTGAAAAAGTATCTGATTTAATTTCTAAATTTGTTAAAACACCAAAAGGAAAAACTGATGCACCTGCCATTGATATGGAATCCGTCTAAACGTGGACTTGAAAAAGGTAAACAATGTACGGCCTGTTATGTTGGTTGGGGCATTATCTTTGATGGGGAAAGAGTTAAAATTGACAAGTGCTTATTTTGTAATTGATGAAACTTAATGAAATTCTTCTCATTGGCGGTGCATTGGTCGCAGCTTTGGTTCTTTCAAAGAATGGAAAGTTATCATCAACGTATACACTGCCTCAAGTTACAAATCCCGTTAGTAATATTATTACTAAAGTTAAAAGTGAACCAATACAGAAAACGACTTCACTTTTAGAAAACATTTTACTAACACCAATTCCACAACCAACACCAGACCCAATTATTTTAAGTCCTATAGAAAGTTTAACACAAAAACTAGTAGGTACGGATAATCAATTAGGCGGAAGGTCGGGTTGGAGTGTTAATCTAGGTCGTTATGTTTATGTCAATCCAGATGGGAGTACAGCTTTTCCTAAATCAAAACGTATAAGTCCATTAGAACAAGAATTATTAGATAGTGTATGATAACAGACCAATATTATATATTAACGCCGATATGGTTAAATTAC